ACTTATAGGCTGGCTGGTAAAATTGTGACCATGTCCTTTTATTATCGTACTGGAGCTGCTTTTGCAGGAACTATGTACCCAATTATCACAACAAGTACCGGAACAGATCAGAACTACTCGTCCGCGTGGGCGGGGCGCGTCGATCAAACTGGAATCGTCTTACCAGCTTCAACAAATTGGACGAAATACTCATTTTCGGCTCAAGTACCCGTGAGCGCGACACAGGTCGCCGCTGTCGTTTATTATTCCCCCGCAACCGCCACGGCCGTCGCCAACGACTACTTTGACATCACCGGCGTCCAGCTCGAGAAAGGTTCCGTGGCCACCCCGTATGAAATCCGCCCCTATGCAACGGAGCTCGCGCTGTGTCAGAGGTACTATCAGAAGTCTTACCAGCAGGGTGACTACGCGGGTACTGTAACCAACACGAACGGCATCATCACGGCTTCGGCGGTCAACTTGGACTCTATAGGTGGTACGAGGTTCAACGTGCCCATGCGAGCAACACCTGGTACAACGACTATATATTCAACGGCTGGAACGGCCGGGAAAGCCACGGTGTTTGCTGGAGGCGCCGACACTTCGGCCATCACAACCACTTACGCTACGAACGTGGGTATAGGATACCTGTACATAAACGCGGCGAATCTGACACAGGGTAACGGGTACAGATACCATTACATAGCAGATGCAGAGCTCTAGAGAATATCGAACGGCTCTCCTCGCCATCTCCATATGAATCCACGTGCCGTCTTTCCTCGACCGTTACAACACCGACGGACTCCGTTAACATTCGTGGACTTTACCGATTCCCACGTCTTCACAAAGACTCCGTCGAGCGTGTATTGGTCCACGGGTTTCATGGTGGCGCGCTTCGTCTCCCGGTCCCTTTCTTTCATTTCTTCGGTCCTCGGAGTGTGACGGCCCGTGTTCGCCTTTATCAGAGCCTCCTTGGTCGTTTCAGGCATCTTCTTGCCTTTCAATTTTAGTGCCGAGTTTGCACCTATTTTACGTTTCGTCTCTTCGTTCATGTCCCTATATTCCCCACCCGGTTGGAGATTGTACCCCAGGGGAGCCATCGTCCCACGCTCGGCAATCTCCTTGACTTCTCGGTCATTCAGGTCCTCATTGGGCACTTCACAAATGACCGAAAACTCGAACTTGTCCTTCCCGTGAAAAGCAAAGGCTGCGCCGAGAGCGTGACCCGCCCTGCGCTCGTGTTCCTTCCAGCGCTCCTGGACGTCCTCTCGTCTGGTCTGCCCCACGTAGCACTTGCCGTTCACGGTGTTTGTGATGAGGTACACGAACCCCATGTCTTGCTTTGTCCTGAGAAAATTATCCAGAAGCGGCCTGGAGCACTTCCCTCTGCTTCGCCCGCCAACGGGCCTTGGCACGCCGGTCCCTCTCCAGTTTCTTCCGGTGGATCTCCTCCTTCTTGGCTTTGTGGGCCATCCAGAGATTGTACATTTCTTCAATGGGCTCGCCCTTGTACGTATCCATCTACTGTGATTTAGGATTAAAAACACTTTACATCTGACCCGGCCCTTCTTAAAAACCTCTCTAAACAGTAGATGACCACGACCTTCGCCCGCGTCGACCCCGAGACCCTCGAGGTCACTTTGAAGTACAACACGAACGGGGCCGACCGATGGTCGCCCGATGACCTTCCGTGTGAGATCCCGTTCGACGTCCTCGCGGACCAGGCGGTCAAGGACCCCGAAACAGGCAACGTGACCCTCCTCGAAGACCCCGCCAAAGTCACACAGAAAACCCAAGCCCAGTGGACCCAGGTCCGCGCCCAGCAGAAACAGAAGCTCTACGAATCCGACTGGACCTGCAGCGTGACCGACTACGAGGTTCCTGATAGGGAACTCTGGGTCGCGTACCGTGCTCAGTTGCGTGACGTCACCAAGCAGAGCGATCCTTTTGCGATCGAGTGGCCGGTGGCGCCTGTTTAAAAATTCAATGGAGTTTCCTTTTTGATACAAAATTCATAGACTCAATCAAATTCATATCATGGGACTTGATTGACTTTATGGAGGTCCGTTAGGGTGTTAGGGTTAGGGTATGGTTTTACTCAGCTCAACTCATAACGGGGGCATTTGCTCAAGTACCCCCTTTTTCTTCCTCAACTGACTTACTAACCCTAACTACCCTAACTACCCTAACTTTCCAACGTAAAACGCGGGGTTAGGGTTCAGTTAGGGTTGTTAGGGATGCGTCGGGGGTCGATCACATAGTAAGCGGCGTTCCCGGCTCGGCGGTCGACCGTGACCCCCGAGACCTTTTTCATATACAGGCCGAACCGCACTGCATCCTTGGCCTTATAGTCCGTGAACCCGTTCTCGGCCAGCCACGTGCGAAAGTCCTGATAGTAATCGGACCCCTTGAACTCCTGGGGCCGTTCGAACCCCGCCACCTTGTGATGAAGAAACATGAGCTCCTTGTCGACCGACATGTTCTTGATCTCCTTGTAGAGTTCCGTGATGGGTCTCTCGGCCTGGAAATTCGTACCCGAAATGTCGATGTCGCGCAAGAGGTCGTACACGGCCCGGATATTCTCGGGCCGATCCAAGTACCGGTACAACTTTGAAAAGTACGCATGGTTCCCCTTGAGCCGGTCTGAAACCTCGAGGACCGCGTACCTCCGGTCATCGGCATCGAGCTTCACTGGATCGTGCTTATTCGTCGTCAAGACAAAGTTGGCACAGTTCAGTAATTCGATGGACATCTTGCCCTTGGACTCGAACGGCACGGTCTCGCCCGTGATGTACGATTTGAACGGATCCGCATTCATCTTGAGTGTCCCGACGTTGAAATCGTCCACGACCACCAGAATCTTGGAATCCTTGAGGAACCCGAACCGACTGAACAGATCGTTCTCGGGGTTGTTGGTCTGTCCAAAGTACCTGGACCCCAGAACCTTCTTCATGAAAAGCTCGAACGTCGTCGTCTTGCCCGTGCCCTGGCCACCCACCACGACGAGCGCCACGGCCGTGTGCTTTCCAGGCTGCTGAACGAGACTCGCGAGCCACTTCAGGACGTACTGGGAGTCGCGCCCGAACAGGCGGCGCAGGTGCTCCACGAAGAGGTTGGGACGCCCCATCGTCGCGTCGATCCTCGCAGCCTCAAAGCCCGCCCACGTGTTCAGGACGTCCGCAGGACACTTGAGCGGGGGCGGCAAAAAGTCGAACCGCTCGTACGTTCGAATCTCCGGGTCCCTGAGCCAGAGCTTCACGAACTGATCGGCACCGACGAACATGTTTTCATACAGGTCAAAAAGCTCCTTCCGGCTCAAGAGTTGGAGTTCAGACTCCGTCTGTCTGACGAATCCAACTGGCCTCTTGATCTTGAAGTGTGTCTTTTCAAACTCGAGCTTCGCCTCTTTGTACTTGCGCTCGTCATCCGTGGGCACCTCGTGGAGCCATACGAGCGAATCGTAGTCCTGGGCCTGTACGAACTGATCCATGAATTCGGTCGTGCGGCCCGGCTGGAACCCCTCGAGCGCCAGGACCTTGTTGGGCCCGTACACGTCCTTGTCGAACCCTGAAGGGCACACCTTCCTGAGCTTCGTGTAGTCGTCGGTCTGCGTACCTGCGAGTATCAGGCGGAGCACCGTCTTCCACGTCACCTTGTCGTCCTGAAGCCCTTGGTAGAACATCCCCTTGATTTTGATGGCCTCAATGGATCCGAAGCGACTCTCAATGAGCTCCCTGATCTCGCCTTCGGCAGGGGCCAGGTGATTCTTGACAATCTCTTCGATCGGCATTTGGTGGCCCGTCAGTATGGTCTTCTGGAAGTACGGGCGCTTGGCGTTCTTGGTCGTCAGGATCTCACTGGCGCCTGGGTGAACCTCCAGGAATCGACGGATCTCAGTATCGGTCGCAAGTTGGACGGCGTTCTTGGGCGTCGTGCAAAGTGTGACGGGGGCCATTCTTACTATGGCCTGGGAAAATATTTATGGCGTCGCCTGAACCTCGGCCTGGGTCTCAGGCGCCGCCTGGGCCTTTTTTCGCTGGTAATATTCACGGGCCTTTTTGTTCCGTTCCTCCCGGTGGGCGTCACGGTATTTGGCGTCACGGGACTTTACCCGGTCGACTGAGCCTTCGTACTTTTCATAAACCTCTAGGAGCTTCTCTACTGGTATACCCTTGATGGTGACATCCATGTCTACTCTGGGCCAAGAAAATTTTAAGCGGCCGCCTGAAGCGTCAGGCCACGCCTGAAACTTTTTTCTCAGGCCATGACAAGAGCGATGCCCGGCTACATATACCTGATCATGATGGCTGACGGTGTGTACAAGGTGGGCCGGACCCAGCAGGAGTACGGGACGCACCTGAAGAGGCTCAAGAGTTACCCAAAGGATTCAACGATGATTTACATCAGAAAAACAGACGACGAGTGTGAAAGTGAGCGCTGTATAATCGCCATGTTCGTTCAAAAATTCGGTCATCATCCCAGAGGCTTTGAATACTTTACAGGAGATGAAAAGGAAATGATTAGAATTATAGATTCTGTCTTGGACCCCAAGATCCCTCTCTGTTGGTGGGACGGTCAGCCCATGCACATACGGGACATGATCAGGGCGATCCACGTGTACACTCAGAAACGACATTTCAAGTACGAAGACCTCCTCAAGGCTCTCGAGGCTCGTGGATTCCACGTGGACCCCGTGACGAAACAAATCTCCCCAAACAGTAGATGAGTACGTTCAATCAGGGCGTCCCAGGCGTTGCGACCCTGATAAACTCGTCAGCAACGATCCTCAGCGGCAATGCAGCATCTGCGAACGCGCTGACCGTGAGGCAGTTCGGCGGCGGCAACGTGTTCAGCGCCCAGACGACCACCGGGTCCACGGCTCTCTTCGTCGGGGCGAACGGGAATGTGGGGGTGGGGACTAATAACCCCGGGGTGAACACTCTCCAAGTCACGGGCAACATTTATATGGGAGACGGATATAGACAATTTAGTCTTTCCGGTGGCAACTCATTTGGGTACCTTTATGGATGTTTCGCCAAGTACGGTGACGCAATTCACCTTGGG